TTTTGGGTGGGGAAGGTGTCAAAAATTCGTCTTTTTACTTCTGCGGCGCTCGGGTAGGTAACTGCGCCGGCGATGGGTTGTTCGTTTATAACTTCCAGTGATTGTATGACGTCTTGTACATGGGCGCTGGAAAGGCTTTGTTCATTTTGAAATTCAAAGTACGAGGCGCCTACCTTATTAAGGCCGCCAGCGCCGACATTTGAATTTAGCGGATTCGTAGTTCTATAAGTTACTATCAAGCTCGTATTTGACGGAACAATCCCAAATGTTTCATTTTTCGAAATTCTTGTTGGATCAAACGTAGTGTCACTAACATAATTTTTACCAAATACATTTGCAGCGAGGTTCTGAGGGTTGGCAATTACATCCGATTCTGTCGATTTGCCGCTCCCAAACTGAAGGGCAACACTATCATTAAAATTTTCAACAGTAAATTTTCTCGATACCAAAAAAGGTTTCACAAGCGATGGGACATTGTCGTTCTTATAATTCGAATTGGCAATCTCTTTAAAGATCATGTCTTGCGCTAAATATTCAACTTCATAATATTGTTTTCCCTGTGAATCAAACACAGAAATTATCTCGGCCACGTTGGATGCGAGGAGATCTACTCTTAGAAATCTCTCATAAGCTCCAATTTCTACAGTCTCTTGTCCAAAGATTCCCGATACAACATTTCCATATGCCCTTACTGCATAGTGAGTTGGGGCGCCAGTGGTCTCATCAACTCGTGCAGCTACTGTGAGATTTCTGGGGTTTGCAAAATCCATATTGGCAGTAAGGACAAACGCCAAACCAGTGTTTGTGTTGAAGGAAGTTCCGCGTTTCAAGATCGGTAGATAATCCGTATTTGGTCCGAGGCCCGTGGCGCTGGCCGGCACCAAAATAAACGCTGCGACGGTGCCGTATGTTGAAGGTCGACCTTGGGTCTTGTAACCAAGAGCGCGGCCATGGCGAACCACATTGCTATATTGGTACGCTGTGTCTAAAAAAGATTCATTGACATTATAGTCTACATAGAATGAAAGCTGATCCCCCACATATGCCACAGCATCAATCATCATGGCGCCGAACGAAGCTTCGCTAAAATCCTGGAATGTGTCTGGATAAAATCTTTCGGCTATTTGAAGCAAGTCATCACGAATAGAGCTATACTCACGATGAGTATAATTAATTGGCATCAATTTTTTCTGATCTTTCGGCATTAAAAAACCCTTAAATTAAATAGTAAATTCTAATAAATCTTCAACATTTAAAGCTGGGATGAGATATCTAATGTTGGCGTCTAATGAATTTGGCATATCTTCAGGCACCCCGAAACTAATCTCAAGTATCGCAATAACTGGCAAATAAATCGATACCTGAGCGCGAATATCTGCCTCAATAGAGTTAAACGTTTCTTGGGTAAAATTTGAAAACAAGAATCGGCGCATCCCCACTCCAAACTCCGGTTCCATCACGCGCTCTCCGGGATTGGTGAGCAAAAGCATTTTAAAATTTTGATTTATAAGTGTTTTTACATCTTTGACCATCGTGAATCCATCAATAGAATCACGCGTCAAAGGCACTCTAACGGCTAATGATGACATTATTGCGCCTCCACATGTAAGTATTCATTATTAATCTTTTTTAGTGCATATTTGGCCATTACTGTTGAACGGGTTAGATCGCACACGATTTTGCTTCCACCATGGCAAGAATCCTCTCGCAGGGCTTATTCTAAACCTTTCTTTAAGTTGATCGATCCAGTGAATGACGGTGGAGTCATCAGCGGGCGAAGACGGATCGGTGTCGCGGGCATAATAATATGTTCTAAATAGATCTCTAGTGGCACTTACTGAGTTTCTTAATTGTTGCTGATCCCATTCATCATATTTCATGAAAAATGGACTAGCGCCCCATCTATTTCTGTCATCGGCAGCTGCCCAACCACGGACATACTCGATGTCCGCGCCGGTCACAATCTTACCACCATCGTCGTCATCCTCTGTGTCTAATTCTATCCACCCACCAGGCTTGAAGCGATCGGACCATGGTACAAGACTGTGAAGATCGCCAGAGGCCACGGTATATTCGCCAATTGATGGCAAAAATCCCATATCATTATAAATTGCCATTATGGCGACGGCGCGTTTCATAGAAAAGATGTATTGTGTTATCATTTTAAATCTTGGATCTTCTTTTAGTTTATTCAACAAGCAAAGGAGTAGCTTGCTGTTTCCTTCAAGAGTCGCCATCGCCGAAACAGGCAAATCTAGCGCATCAATTTCCACACTTGTAATTTCACGGGGGGCGCCGGTGCCATCAATATCCATCGAAAAACTTAATCCATAACGAACCCCTAGTTCTCCTTTAAGACCCACAACGGCAGGTTCTCCATCTTCTGCTCGTCCCAGAGGTCCATCGGCCGCAGATAGGGCGCCGGTGTTGGGATCGGTTTTTTGGGTCATGACCAGTGTGCCGCCATCCTTGGATTCGTCGACGACGGGCAGGGACTGGGCGCGCACAACTTCCAATGTTCCTGGATAGTGATCCGAAATATTGCCCGCGCGCTTGAGCTTAATTGCGGCTGTGGCTATATCTGGATCCTCTCGGGTGCCATTCACTGATATATATTTTTCAATGACAAACGGTTGATCTGGGGTGGTGGCTGGGGCGCTTCCGAAAGACGATACATCACCAATAGGAACCTGAATCTTGTGGGCAAATGCGCGCAATTCATCGTGGTCTGCTGTATCGGAGTGTTCTTCTCCTATCATATACATGAGACGTGATTCTTCATCGTTGTAATAAACATGATAATATCCTACATAAGTGGAACCATCGGGTAATGAAAATTCATTGCCAACTGTATAGTGATTGGAACCAGATGACGGAAGTGCCACTGGTGTCTCCACAAACTCTTTTTGAAGTTCCAATGTCGAACCGGCACAAAATGTCGACATATAATAATAATCTAAATCTATTACAGTGGGTACCATATTGAGGGGTCCTAGATTAGCAATAAACTTGTCGCTCATATAATTAAGCTCTTGAATAACCAGTTCCTTTAAGATGGTTTTAGCTGAATCTTCTGTGGCGCGGACCGCTTCTAGACTTAAGTCTTGTCTGTATGTTTTTAAGGAGTCAAATTCGCCGGCAAGGCCCATATATTGCGCGACGTTGAGATCCTCTTCGTAGGGATACACATAGGATTCTTGATAATTGTTTATGTGCTCTAGTGCGGCTATTACATCTAGCGGCACTTTTTGTGCTCGAAGATCGTCCTTATCGATTTTCCACGGGTTCCCTCCTTCTGCTTCGGCATCCACCATGTAACCATACATTTGAACTGCCTGCTCTAAGAAGGCATACCAGAAATCGTTATTCTGAATTGGGCTAAACCATTGAGTGCTAGAATCCTTAAAAGCCTCTTCCATTCTTGCAACAATATACATGGCATACACATTGCTATAATTATCGGGAAATTTAGGTGCAAATTTAGTGAACGTTGCAAGAGACTTGAGATAGTGTACACTAACAAAGGTTCTTATGGACGCCAATATCAAACCTTGAAGGCCGGCCTTGGCGGAGCGTTCTAAAATTCTGTTGTAGGGAACCTCTTCGGTACAGTCGGGATCCTCAAGAAGTCTTGGATCATCAGGAAGACTTGCGTAGGCCTGCGCAGTCTTTTCTTTGAGGTCCTCAAAATCAATTAAATTAGTATTGGATGGCTTACATGGACTCATTTCAGGAAAGAGCAGATCTACAACTCCCATCCAGTTGGAGCCGGTCATGGGGGTTACGTAAACCGGCGGATTCATATAGTTGCCGCCATAGGTCATGGGATCAAGATAAAAAACACGATTTGGTTTTGTGGGTTCTTGGCCGGCCTCTATGGCTTGGTCGGCTAGAAATTGCATTTTGCTCACTCCTAGAATCCCATCATCATTACGGATGTCGCGCGGGGAATCGAGGCGATTGCCATCGCTGTCATAATCGTAAACTTGAACTTCTGAGATAGGCTGGCCAGCGGAGGAGCCCGGGTACAGGTCTACTCCTTTCGGCACCACATATTGAAATTCAGCAAAGGACAAATTATCAAACGATGCGCCGTACAGCCATGCGCGTTCGTTGTCTCCAATTTCACCGGCAATTCTTGCAAACTGAGTGCCCATAAAGGAGTCGTAAGTATTCTTAATTACAGTCTTATTAACTTCTCCATTAAAAAAGTCAAAAAGCAAATTAACTTGAGGAATTTCCGGAACATGCCTAACAAAGCCTTCAGCAAAGTTGGGATAATCTTCTAAATTATAATCGAGGCGTGCTTGGGCTTGAGCTTCGGGATCAAGCTCAAGATCTTCTAAGTTAAAAAACATATCCAAACCGTTGTCAACAGCTAAGAAGCTATATTTTCTATACTTGAGGATACTTGACTCTAATGCGCTTGCTGCGCTCTTGAACGGTTGTGGCTCGTCCTCTGCGGCTTCGACGGATACATCTGGAAGAAGGCTTTTCTTGTCGTCGTTAACTTTAGAATTTTCATTAATAAGATCTGTAATGTAGATTCTTGTGTTGTCGTCTTGTCGGTTAATAAAGTTGCCTTCAGTGTCCTTATATATATCAGCAATGTACACGTTCAAATTAAAGCCATAGCCATACTCGTCCCCAATACTGGCGGCGCCGGCGCGGTACCCCTTTGAGTTATCTCTAAACTGCAGTGTAATATCGGCGGGTGATTTGCGTGCTTTTTTGGTAAATTTAACCCGCGGAAGATAATCTTCAAGGATGCTTTCGCCCGCAGCTGCGGCTTGGGTAGGAGTGTGACCGTGGATATCTTGGTAGATAATGCTCATTTGTACATTATAACCCATGTCGGGAAGCTGTACTAAATCTAAATCACCAAAAGTGCCACCTGCGCCAAGAAAGTCCAGATCCCTAACGGTAACTTGATCGCGGGTATACTCGTTCGAGCTTTCAAAATTTAGCGATCCGGCCAGATCTTGTGCCACATCTGTGTAAGAGATGGCAGGTACAGTCGTACCTCCAGCATTTTGAAACTGATACATTAAATATTCAGCAACAAATTGCGGATAGGCGCCCTCTTGAAGGTAAAGGGCCGAGACACTTGACTGAGTAGTCAGGGGGTCGGGCACCGCGTCGGCCTCGGCCCATGGGTTTGGGTTTGTATAAAAATTCACAAATTGATCTTTAAAGTTCGTCAATCTTTGATGGGCAGTGTAAGGGTTGCCAAGTGTATCTGAAAGGACCATGTTAACGAACCCATAATTATTCTGGCGCGGACCATTGCCGATCATGTCAGTAGAATGTGCTAGCTCCAATTTTTCTAGCGCACCGCCCATGGCCTTTGCTGCGACGGCGGCGAAGATCTCTGGCTCGCGTGGCAAGAGTCCATTTGTGCAGCCAGGATCCGAAAATAAGGGCTTCTCTCTAAATGGATCAGGAGGGGAGCCTTGTTGGATGGCATCGGACAATCCTTCTATGCCATCCAATAATGTTCCTCGCCAATTATCGAACATATTATCACACTGTTCAGGAGTCGCGCGGCCTTCCAGCAATTGACATCTTAATTCCTTAAAGTTGTCTAGCTGCTCTGGCGTGGCACAAAGAGTGGGGTTGATTGGCTCTTCCGCCTGTTCGGGGCTTAAGCCTCGATAAACCTCCCTCATTTCAGATCGAAATTCTAAAGGCGTTAAATTACCAACATTGTGGAAAAAATTCTCAATAGCATCGCAACCAGGCAATGCTTCACGATATTCTGGATATTCATATTCAATAATTTCATCAACTATAGCACAGTAATCTTCTGTAGGTTCTCCTAGCATGGCTCCGTATACCTCTGCCTTTGTGCCGGCTGATGAAATATCTTCGGCAAAGGTTAGGGCGCGGGCACGATCTGCGAACGCGGCGCCGCCAGGTCCGAGATCGTTCATCAGTTGTGCGATAGTATCATCGACCAGTTCATCATCGCCGCCGCAGATAGATTCTTTAATCACCTCTGCAAAGGTGGATCGACCGGAGACTATACCTGGCAGTGATGCGGCTATCGTTCCGACTGTTTCTAAAGCGTGGCATATCGCATCTCCTACAACTTGACAGACTTTTTCAAGAATTAATACCAGAGACTGATAAATGAATGCCATGAATGCTGCTTCCATGACCTCCCATAAATTAGACAGGAGGTTTTTGATTTTGGGCCAATATAGGGCCGGATTATCCATGTATGGCAATACGATGGCATTTGTATTACGACAAAACGGCAAGCTCAAGCTTTTAATAAAATCATCAATGCCAGGATTAAAAAGAGGAGGCTGCGGACAATCAACAGACGCAAAGATCCAAGCGATGATTTGAGCGCCGGGGAAGCGATTTAATTCATCCAATAATTCCAAATAATTGTCTTGATACAAATCTAAAAGAGCCAATATATATGCAGCTATTATGCCGTCGTCCGACTTAGTGTCTTCGCCGACGGTTGCGCGGAAATCTAGTGATTGTGCAAGGGTTCGCCGAGTGGACGGGGCGGCCTCGGCTGTATCATATATCGATTTTGGTTTATAGTTGCCATAACCGTCTTGTCGGGCTGATGCATCATTCTGTCTAACACGATCTGGGTTTTCCCATGGGTGGACTGCCGCCCCCACTTCTCCCCCTCCATATTTACCCCAAAAGGGAGGCCGGTTAGCATCTTTCTCTTGTTCTGTGCCGCCGCCTAGGCCGGTGATGCCGACGTCAGGCGATTGAGAGGTATAAGTCTTGGTTATCGAATTTGGTGGAAATAGCGATTTTTTATTTAAGGCTTCTTGGACTTTGGCATCTAATTCTGCTTGTTTATCAGGAGGAAGGCCAGCGAAGAGCCGTCCAAAATCATTTAGAGACATCGATGTCAGAGCGCTCTTGATCATACGCGATAGTGCTTCTTCAAGAGAGACGCCACCAAACAAACATTCAACGCCTTCTACTAATAAATCGAGCAATCCACACATGGCAATGCGGTCGGCGCCCTTCCTATAGAACTCATTTAGACCGGTCCACAGAGAAGTGCCATTGCCGCGATGAGTTTTACCGGTAGCCATGAGCAGTCTTGCGCAAAATTGAGTATAAACCTGATCGCTGCTGTCTACTTCTTTAAACGCTTGAGTGCGCGCTAAAGCCATAAGGTTGGGGGAGACTTGTGGTGGCGGTTGCCCTACCGTGTGACCCAACTTATCTGCCGCAGTGCGGACCTCTTCTAAATCATTCTGACAATTTTTCTTGTGCCATTCGTATGCAACAGCATCTCCAATTGAGAAAAACTCACTCAAGATATCTTGGCCCAGCTGTTTTCCTTCTTTAGCTAGAGCGTCACCTATGCATGTGATGACGCCCAGCGATGTTTCTCCTTGGTTTTCTACCAAGTCCGCATGACCCGCATTGATGGTGGCATATATCGCCGGATAAGTATAGGTTTTCAACACTTCAAGCCATGGGATCTCTACTCTAGCGGACATGTCCGCATGCATTTCTCGCATTTGTGCAAAATAGGCCACAGTCGTTGGATCGCGCCATGATTCGCTTGAATTGAGTGAGGCTAATTGGCCCTTACCAAATGTTGTTTTACCACATTTGTCAGATGTTATAACCAATTTTTTTAATTTAAAGGGGGAGGATGTTGCTCCGCCTGCCGGATCGGTCTGCTCTTCAGCATCGAATGTAAACTCAAGTTCTTTGACTTCTTCTGCCATGAAGGCTGTTCCGAAAGTGCCAGTATTGGGTAAATTAAATCCTCGCGCGTTGAGCCATTCATCCAGATCTCCCATCGCTCTTCCGACGCGGCCGGCAGCACCAAAAGCTATGTCTCCATAACTATGTAAATTAAAGACTCTATTGTCCTTTACATATAGCAAATTGCCTCCTTCCATTGTTTGATAAACGTTCAAATATCTAGCATAAAGCCACAAGCCTTTGCGTACGCGAATATTAAACAGTAAAAGATCGTGAGCCGAATAGGTTACCGTTCGGTCTGAGATTTTTGGTTCTTCCTCTTCTTCGTCTTCTTCGGCATCTGGTAAATTAAACAGAACATCAAAGGGAAACGAATATAGTAATTTAAGGTGGGAGCCTGGTCGAGGATCCAGATAATAGCTTGTATATTCTATTACTTCTTTTACGTTTTCAATAGAATTTGTTTTACTATCTTTGTTAAAGTGGATTAAGGCTTCTTTAATGGCATCATTGCTGTGTTCTTCAAATATATCTCCCAACAACTTATCGTTTTCTTCCTGCGTGTTTTCTGCTATGGCACCGGTCGTTCTTTCGGGTGTAAGCCACCCCACCTGATACATGCAGGTTTGTTCGTTCAAAAATGGCTTTTTCTTTTTACCCTTCTTCCAATTGGGAACGATGGCGGTTGGATTGGGAGAGCACTCTAAACACGGATTAACAGCCGGCTTGACAATATCCGGACACACATCGGGAAGCATATCCCCGTTTTTATCTTGCCATTTTAGAAATTTAGAATCTGCCATTGTCTTTTTCTTATGTTGAGTGGACGCCGCGACTGCCAAACCACATGGTATTCGACGGGTTCAAATAATTGGCTTTATATGTCCTCAATCTTGTCTCAATCAAAAAATTGGGGGCGGCCGTATCCGTAAAGCTTTTTAAAGCGCTGTTCGTGGCGCCCGAGGCGGCCGCTCCACCAACGCCCGGAATAACTGCGATGGCCGAGGAGAGTGCGGTGAAGCCTTGCGAGCACCACAGGGCTAGATTGTTCACCATGCCGACGGTGTCAGATATAATATCCATTAATTCGATCAGGGCGCTCTGCAGTTTATAAGCACGAACAATTGGTTGTAGTTTCACATCGAGAACGGTGGGATTAAAGAGGCCTCCCCATATAATCTCGTCCTCAGTGTTGTTGCCGGCAATAAATTCAATGCAAGGTACCGGCTGAACGATTTTTCCGCCGCGGGTGGTCGTCTCTGTGGGTTCAACCCCATCTGCTTTTCCCGTTATAAGTCTAATTCCCGTACGTCCAATAATCCGGATCCCATCTGCCTTGAGGCCAATCGCAGAACGATCCTTATCCTGACCAGTGACACCGGAAGCTAGCGAAAAGGCTTTATCAACATCAGTCAATTGTCCAAGATAAATTCTAGCAGCGTCACCTGCAAAGCTGCTGTCTACCCATGACTCGTTTTCCGTGCCACGTTCAGCCCATGGGTCCGAGGTGCGGAGTCCAGCAATGAGCGATGCCGCTTTCTGTTCGTTTGTTTGCTGCTTCTTTCCTGCGTATTTCGTGTTTGCCATGCGGCCGACCACCAAATCTATGGAAGCTGCTCCCCGATATCCGGAGGCGCCTTTTCCGCCACCTTGTGTCTCACCATCTGTGCCAAACACGATGTAAGCTCCGTTATTTTGTAGAACCTTTTCGCCAGGCTTTTTCTTATAATTGGGGTTAAACTGTTCATCAAGAGAAATCATCGTGTGAACGAGACCTGAGCCAGGAGGGGCGGCATCGGCGGTGCCGTCGGTGAGTTCAGTGTAGGTGGTCTTCCCGCCGGCGGATGTTTTTTCTGACATATTTATAGCTCCTTTAAAATATGATGGTTTTTCTTATTATAATTACAAACTTGTAGGTTTTTTAGTACTAAATGAATTATTTTATAGCGGCTCTTACAATCATCTGGTCGGTGGTCCTGAGCAAATTATGGACCATACATACTCTCAATGATGCTAAAATCTTCATCGATGTTCCATTGGCCCCTGGGCCATTGGGCGACTGCCGCGGCCATGGCGGCGTTGGAGTGCCGGTCGCCTGGGGCGCCTAGTGCTGTCGCCGGCCATGTGGAATCATCGGCATTAATGCCTCCATTATAATAATAATCAATACATTTTTGTCGGGCGCCGCCGGTGGTACCTTGTGCTGTGGGACTATCCCACGTCCTTACCTTTGCTGCCTCCGTGTACTCCCAGTGCACAGTATCGTTAGCCATCCCATCGCCGCCGCCGCCGACAGAACCAAATACAACATCAATTCCAAGGGGTGCGCCGACGTCGGCTGGCGCGCATCCGGCGACGGTTTTGCGGCCGGCCAGATAAGGTACAACATCTTTATTTATATCAGTTCTATACTGGGCGCATGTTTTGATGTTTCCGCCGCAGTCTGCGCTTGTAGCAATACCTGTCCCTTTAATAACAACATCAACTGCGGCGCCGTACTGGTGGTTGGACAAGCACGGAAGTGCAACGCCGCGGCCCTTGTATTTCAGGTATAAGTCGAACTGATGTCTAACTGAGCGCTTGGCACTGTTGATCTTAAATGTGAAGCCCCAGCACTCGATCATGTTCTTAAAGGCCTCGAAGGCCGCCCAAGCATCACCCTGCAAGCTGTCTAGAGTCGTGTTGTCCCATGTGACATACTCGCCAATCCGTTGGGGAGAACCAGCACGAATACACATGGTATTTCCCTGTGAATCAATTGGGCCGGCCGTACAAGCACCCGCAGGGGCGGTGGATCCAATTGACGACCCTCCGCCTGCGCGAAGTCTGCCAAATAAGTCGATTAGAGAGGAACACTCGCCGCCGCTAGCGCGTGGATTTTCATGAGCAGCCACGCCAACAATTCTTCCATATTGAAGATCGTACTTGTATACAGAGCCAGGCTTTAACTCAACGTGAACTTTGTCGCCGCGCGTAATATTCATGTTTGTATCCAAATGACTTGTAATAAACAAGGTGTGCATTTGTATCAATGACCAGTTAAATGCTTTAGAGGAAGGATTAGAAGTCGTTGCCGGATCACAGGGATCAGGCAAGAAAAAATGTGGTGAATTCTGCCCGATGATTCTTCCTCTAAAAGCATAACGAGGATTGCCGCCGCCACCGGTGGACGCGCCATCAATGCCCTGTGCCTGTTGCGCCGTTAGAGGAAACATATCTGTGAGCGCGATGGCTACAAAATTACTCTTACTGCCGTATGCGTCATAGCCTATACCCTTTCTAATTGAATTGCCCAGCAAATCAATGCCGTTTGAAATCGTAGTAAAATCACTCCAGTCCCACACTTTCTTATCACTCATTTGAAGATTCTCCTTGAATTAAATCAAATAAACTGTTTTTGTCTTCGGTGGATAGTTCAAAGCCTTGTTTCTGGCCTTTTTGGCTTAAGCCTATAATCTTTACCAATTGCTCATTCGAGCGTTGCATCGTTTCAATGTGCTTGGCGGCCACAGGGCTAAGGTACTTGTTTTGTTCTGCGTCTATAGATATTTGATTGGCAATCTCGTTTAAAAACTCTCGGGCCATCTTTCGATCACTGCGGATGTTGTCGAGAGCTTCATTGATTAGTGTGTCTATGTTCTTGCCGCTCACAGTGCCCCTTTCTCCCAATCTTGTTTAAATGTGTGATATTTCTTTCTAAATTTCTTCAATGAATTCACAATTTGTTTGGTGTTCAAGCCAGTAATTTCTCGAAGATATAAATAAATAGCTTTCTTGTTAAAAATCTCAATGTCTTCTTTGGATTCGAATAGAATGTTAATGGCTTGATATACTTTATAATCGTTCTCTTTCATTTGGGCCGCGTCCCATGATTTTATTTCTTTATAAAAATACTCCCAAAACTCATCTTCTTCGCGATGGGTAATATAGGATTCGTCTGTCGAAAGGTATTGTTCTTCGTATTTCTTGGCAATATTGTCATAATCGATTTCACGGCGATTACGCTTCTGTTGTTTCTTAACCTTGTGAATAAACCAATTTTTTGTAATGACCGAAAAATAAGAAAAGGCCTTCGAGCCTTTATCTGGGTTAAATTTGTCTAGGATGGTCATTAACCATATTTTGCATTCGTCTCTAAGGGAGTCACAATTTGGAAGATTGGTGAATTTATAAGTAAAAACAATCTTATCAACCATCTCATTGAATGCCGGCTGAATCCAATTTACATAGAGTTCAGTTCGCTCGCGAATACAATTTGTTTTAGCATATTGTACAATTGCGTCTTCGTGTTTTTGCGTAAAATAGTGATTCTTTTTACGTCTGTTCTTCTTCTTTGGTGGTGTCGTCTGTTTCGTCATCCTCTTCCTCTTCTATTAATGAATATATGTGCTCAAAAGTCTCCAGTTGTTCATTGAACGATGCAGCGTGGGCTAATAAATTTTGTAGAGTTTGATCTCCATAAAATGTTTCTAGTTCATATACAGACTGAAGATGCT